AGTTGGAACTGAATGTCTTACCTAATATCGAATATACCTTTTTTTAGATGCCTTGTACGAAAGGAGTTTACACACAACCACGAAGATTACCACGGAGATTTTTTACACGCTCTGGCAATATCTGTAAATACAATACCAGACAGGTGCCTTAGTTTTAACGTGGTCTTTACAGGTTGTGAAGCAGAGGATGACGAAGAGAACCTACACGGTGGTGCCATGTGGGCAAGAATGCCAATCACTGGGCTTATCGCTGACACACAGATGGAAGAACTCCCAGAGCTAATGCCAACGCACTTTGCACAGCCATGGGATTGTTCTTCAAGACATCACTCTGTCATTGTCATGGACCGCATATCTTCTAGCCCGTGGCTCTGCAAGATAGGTGGAGAGTTTTATACAGGTAAGTATATGTTTACTGTGGACTACACTGACAACGAAATAGCAGATGATCCTGCACAGCACAAACAGTCGCATGTCATAGAACTGACAGATGCAGGGAACTATACAGGTAATATTGTGGCTCTGCCCAACAACAGGGTCAGAGTGACAAACCCTGCTATGTGGATCACTGGAGAAGGTGCACCAGACTTTGCACCTAGTCAGTATGTTCACTCTGCAGAAATCCATAACAGTTACATGGACCCTTACACAACTTTTAACAATCTTTATCAGCAGGAGGACCTTGACGATGGCGAAGAAGAAACCAGTTAAGAGAATGATGGTTGGAGGTAAAGCCTCTAAGATGAGAAACAAGAACCCCAGAGCAATGATGGGTGGTGGTAAAACATCTAAGATGAAACTTCAGTATGGTGGTAAGACTTCCAAGATGCGTAAAAAAGCTGGCGGTGGTCTACGACATAAAGCCATGCGTAAAGGTGGCAGAGCCAAGTAAAGGAACCTAGTCAATGGCAGTGGAACAAAATCCTTTCCTACCAGAGGAAGAGATAAAAGAACTAAGAAGAGAGTCGCCTGTTCTAGAAACGGAAGGAGAGGTTGTTCAGTTTAGCCCCACCGATGATGGAGGTGTAGAGGTCGAGTTTGGCGATACAGAGATAGAAGCAGATGTTCTTATCATCGCTGAACAAGACCACTACGCCAACCTTGCTGAGTTTCTAGAAGAAGATGATCTTGTAGAGATAGGCAACGCTGTCATTGACAATTACGAAGCAGACAAAGAATCCAGAGAAGAATGGGAACAAGCGTTTGAGAACGGTCTTGATCTTCTAGGACTAAAACTACAGGAGACCACAGAACCCTTTGACGGTGCTTGCACAGCAGTTCACCCTCTCCTTATCGAGTCAGCAGTTAAGTTTCAAAGCAAAGCTTCTCAAGAACTCTTTCCCCCAGCTGGTCCTGTCAGATCACAAGTCATAGGCGCAAACACCGTTGCCAGAGAAGAACAGGCGCAACGTGTCAAGCAGTTTATGAACTATCAGCTTACACAGCAGATGCCAGAATACTTTGACGAGTTTGAGCGTATGCTCTTTCACCTACC